TAATATAAGTGGAGAGTGGAAAGGGTCAAATATCCCCAGTAGATTTTTTTAATTAGGCAAGTGATATAGAACTGTAATAAGGTAAATAAGAGTTTTTGCCCGAGAGGGATTTTCTCTTACGCATTTTAAGTTCTGTATCACTTGCCTATTTCTATGTTTAGAAGTAGAAAGGAAGGAGGGAGAATATGCCTGTATTTAATAAGAAGAAAAATAGGAGTAACATTCATCAGACTAGACTAACTAGTTCAAGACAGGGTGATGAGCAAGGCTTAACTGTACCTAGAGATAATAAAGGTAGAGACAAAGCTAAGAACATACCTGCTGGAACTAAGGAGGCTTTTAATGCTGGTAAGAACGCATAAATTAATTACAGGTGACGATTATGGAAAATGAAAATAAAGATATGATTTCAGAGGAAAGAGAAGATATGGAAAGATATAATCGTGAACCCACAAGAGAAGAAATGAAGTCAATGAGCCGAGAGGAGATTAAAAGGACTACTAATGCTAACCAATATCTCAAACAATCAGAAATGGAAACAAAAGAGGAAAGAGAAAGAAGACAAACTAAAGTAAAAGATATGCTAAAAAAGGTTAGAGATAGTCAAGTAGGAGTTACAGATAGTACTCTTAATGGCTCTTTTAAGGAAGGTGCTGGTATAGATGAATAGTGTTACCAATCCTCTAGTCACCAGACCAGACGAACTAAGCGATAAACACTCAAAGAGAATACAAGAATACTCTAAGATGTGGAAATTTTATGATGGAGACCATTGGGATAGAGATAGAGCCGTAGAAAGACTTATAACTTTTAACTACAGTAAGGCTATTGTAGATAAGTCAGTAAGTTTTCTATTTGGCAAAGGTTTTAGAATAAAGCCACACAAAGATTATACTGAGATTAAAGAAATGGTAGAAGAAGTGTGGCAGTATAACAATAAGGATATTACTGGAATAGAGATAGGACAAATGGGTGCAGTAACAGGCGACTCATTTATTCGTGTTTCTTGGGAGAACGGTAAGAAAAATTCTCAAGGGATACCACACGATTTAGAATACCCAGATGGGAAAGTTAGAATTGATGTGCTATCAAGTAGTATGGTATTCCCAGAATATGCTACCCATAATAAGAACGAAATGGTTTCCTGTAAGATAATTTATGTAATTCTACAGAAAGACGAGAAAAGTGGGAAGATACAACCCAAGTTATATAAGGAAGAGATAACTAGGGATAAAATCAAATACTATGTAGACGATAAACTACAGAAAGAAATAGATAATGTTGTAGGAAAGATAAATGTAGTCCATATTAGAAATTTACCTAAGGCAGGTAAGAGTTATGGGCAGAGTGATTTAAAAGCAGTTACAGATTTACAGAAGGAACTCAACGAAAAAGTTACAGATGTTAGTGATATTATAAATTATCATGCCGCACCTATTACGATTATAAAAGGTGCAAAGTCTAAAAATCTTGAGAAAGGTGCTAGAAAGGTTTGGGGTGGATTACCTGCTGACGCAGATGTATATAATTTGAAACTAGAGTCAGATTTAGGTGCCTCAAATAAATATATTGGGAAAATCAAAACAGCAATATCTGAGTTATCCAACACACCAGAGGATAGTTTGGGAGGAGAGTCAAATATCTCAAACACAACTGGAGTAGCCTTAAGAGTAAAATATGCACCTCTTTTAGAAAAGACATGGATTAAACGCAGAACTTATGGAAGAGGGATAAAGGAAGTTTGCAAATTGATATTACTCTATTTAAAGGTTAAGGGTGATGAAGAACAGCAAGATATTTTAGACGAGGTTATAGATGGTGATGACCCAAAAGAGATAAGAAAACTATTTGATTTTACAATTAAGTTTCCAGACCCACTACCAAAAGATGAATTAGTAGAATTACAGAAAATCGCACAAAAGTTAAATATGGGAATTGAAACTCCCAAAGGTGCTTTAGAGGAATTAGGTTATGAAGGAAATATCCAAGAGAAACTAGACGAAATTAGAGAGTATCAGAAACAGGCTCAAAGAGACATGTTCGATATAGGCTCAGAAAATAGTGCTGAGAATATTGATATTGGTGGTATAAAATCTGACCTAGATGGAAAAGTAGAAAATGAACAGCAAGGCTTAGAAGAGTAGGTGATTAAAGTTGCCTTATGATAAGAAACAGTTAATAGACAGAAAAAAGTTACACGACATTCATACAGAGTACGCAGAGAATATCAATAAAGCAACCTTTGATAAAGTCCTAGACGACTCTGATGTAAAATCAAGGTATAACAGGCACTACTATCGTTCACTAAATATGGAAGACGAAGTAAAGCAGGTAGTCAATAAAACAAAGGAACAGCGACTACAACAAGAGTTATATCGACAAAATCAGAGAATGAAAGAACATGGACTACAACCTTTTAGTAGAACTGAAATGGAGAAAGTAAAAAATGGTGCTATGAAAGAACTACAAGGTGAGTTCAAAGGTGCAACAATGGATAAGAGATTAGAGGTTTCTCGTAAGAAGATAAACCAAAGGTATAGGAAAGAGATACCCAGAGCAACTACTGAAAAAGGTCTGAAAAACGCTAAAAAAGACACATATAAATACATGACTGACAGTAGAGAAACTGGGAGAAGTCTTAGGGGAGGGAGTTCTTTCAAGTATAATGAAAGACTTCTGATTTCAGAACAGGAAAGAGCAAACCAAGAGGCAACAAAGAAACTGGCAGAAATGAAAGACTTGTTGATGTCATGGAATTTAAACCCTAGTCATAAGATTTATGACATTTGTGATGAACACGCAACTACAGTAGGAGTCGAGGCACAAAGATATATAAGTAAATATGAAATACAAGATGTGGAAATGGAAGGGTTATATACATCAGCAGAAGTTCCAGAATATCCTCACCCATATTGTCAATGTATGTTAGATATTGTATTGACCGATAACTATGGTATGAATACAGTAGCCATAGAGAATATTGAAAGTGGTCTAGGTCAGAACATGGCAGACTACAATGACTATAACATGGTAAGTCCAGAAAGCCAGAAGTACATTCGTGAGTGGAGAGAAAGGAATTACCGATACAACAAGCCATGGGATTATACTAGACGGTCAAAACAGGAGAAACTGAAAGCCTTAGAGAAAATAAGAGATGAAACTGATGTAGGAATGGAAGGAGTTCTAAACTTACATCAAGGAACTAAGAAGAGGGCTTTAGAGAAATACATTGAAGAAGGTGGAATAAGAGGATACCAAGAAGTATCGAAGAATATTTTAGGTTATTCATTAGACGCTGACATTATCGAAGATATAGGAGTAGACCAAGCAATTAAAATAATGGCTTTAGATGTAAAGAAAAACCCGAACTTAGATATGGAAGATGTTGTTAGTGGTCTAAGTAAATATATAGACGATAGAATGAGTATTGAAATGAAGAAGTCATTAGCAGAGGCTAAGAAACACATGGAAAGTGCTTATGAGAAAGTGAAAGCTGTAAAAGATGGCTCGGCTACAAGAAGAGCAGTAATGGGAATGAGAAGAAAAGCAGTACAACAGGCAAGAACTGAACTAGGTGACGCAGTTGGATATGCAGAGGCACACGAAAGATTACTCAGAGAATTACGAGGTGCTATGGAAGACCCAGACAGCTTAAAATATGTAAACATACCACAGGCAAGAAGGGCAACAAATACTGTGGTAGATAAACTGGGCGTATCAGCAAAAAACTATACTGTAGATACCTTAGATGGAAGAAAGAACATTATAGTAGGGTATGATGGAATAGAAGAGATAACAGATAAGTGGTCTTCTAATAAAGGTCAGTTATCTATAACAGAGAAACTCAATAGAATAAGACAGGGAAAAGAAAATAAAGATGGTTGGCTACCTAACCACATGAAAAGTACCTATACTAAGAATGGTAAGGAATATGACTTTAAATTAAGGGCAGACCAGCAGACAGGTATAAGATTTATAAGAGAAAACAAGACAGGGTTAATACATTACAAGCCCGGTGCTGGAAAAACGCATACTGCAATAGGCTCAATATCAGAGGCTTATGACGCAGGTGCTAACAAAGTTTTAGTTGTAGTTCCAGAGGACTTAGTAAGACAGTTCTCAAAAGAGATTGATGATTTTACTGATGACGCTATCACAGTTAGAGACTACAAGGCATACCTTAGCAAGAAAAAGAGGATAGAAATGTATGAGAATGACGACTCCTTCGTTCATGTAATAAGTCATAAAATGCTTAAGAATGATGGAGATTTAAAAGATATAGCTTACACAAAGGCAAACTCTTTAGCAGACTTTGGTTGGGATATGACAGTAGTTGATGAGATACATCAAATCACAGGAAAGACAGCAAGGAACTTGAAAAAGCTGGATACTGAATATAAAGTAGGACTAACAGGTACAGCAGTAAGAGATAGCGTAATGGATATGTACGATACACTCGATTGGTTACACCCAGATGGACTGCCCCCGAAATATAAGCTGGAGGGCAAATTTAAAGATATAACTAAGGCATCAAGTTTATATGAAGAGTCAGTATTAAGAGACTTAAGAGATTTATTGAAACCTTTATCAATTACAAGAGATAGTCCAGTAGAGGCAAGAAAAATTCAAAGGACTATTCGTGCAGGTTTATCTGAGTGGCAGGAACAACAGCTAAAAATCATTGAGAAAGAGGCACAGGATAGAATAGATAGAGGTAGAATGGCAGTAAGTAAAGTAAGAGCCATAGAGAAAGATAAACTCAATAAGGTCATAAATGCTGGTGGAGAAAAGAATGGTAAACTCAAGGTCTTAGATGATTTAATAGATAATAAGTATAAAGATGAAAAGAAACTGATTTTTAGTTCAGACCTAGATGGTGTAGAAACATTGAAAAACCATTTAGACGAAGACAGGGCTTTAATCTATACAGCTAAAGATTTAACTGACTCAGAAAGAATGAAAGTTATACAGGAGTTTAAGACAAACCCCGATAAAGATGTGTTGGTCTTATCAGACGCAGGGGCAACAGGATTGAACTTACAGGAGTCAGATGTAACGATACATTGGGATTTACCCGATAAATATTATAAGCTGGAACAGAGAGAGGCAAGAAACTGGCGTGGACTCAAAACAGGTGAGGTAAATGCAATTAAGTTAAAGACTCGTTCTTCTTATGATGATAGAATACTAAATGAGTTAAACAGGACTCAGAAAATAAGTGACGCACCCAAGAAGGCAGAGCAGATTGACGAACTAGGTGTTGCTCAGTATTTAAGAGATGTAACACAAGGGAGTGAATAAATGATAATAATAACTTTTTATAATGATGGGTATATTACGAGAGGACACTCAGATGATGTAACTTGTACTCAAATATCAGCTATGCAATATATTATAGAAGGCTCTATTTTAGAAGTAGACGAAAAGGCAAAATGTAAAGATGGAGAAAAAGGAACAGGTCTTACAGCTTTACTTGTAGAGAGTGAGTTAGCTTTAAAGCTGTTAGATAGGTATAAAGAAGATATAAAAGTTTGGCTTAATAATGTAGCTGAAAAAGGTAAGTACAAGATTGAATATAAAAACGAGAATTTAGATTGGAATATGGTAAATCAATAGAGGTGAGTTACTTTGGGTCAACTAAGAAGTTATATTGATGATATGCAGGACTTGTTAGCAGACACAGAAATGGACTTACAGGAACTAATGGAAAGAGAAGAAGAAATACTAGAGGAGAATGAGGATAAGCTAATAGATTTAAGAGAGAAAAGTGAGAAAGTAAGAAAGAAAGTTATGAGAGAGATGGAGAAAGACAGACCAAATTTAAGAAAGGTTGAGAATTACAGGCTGGAATATGAGAGACTACTTTTAGAACAAGGTGATGTAATAAGAGCAATTGTTTTAGGTAGAGAAAATATTGCAGGTTGTGAGTTACAACTAGAATACTAAAAATAGGAGGAAGATAAACATGGCTAAGCCAGAAGAAAAGACTAATGAAACAGAAGTAGACCAAGAAACTAACGAGGAAGAGACAGTTGTAGTAAAACAAAGTGAGAGTACTAAGGAAGAGGAGACTAAGGTTAATCTTGAAGACCTGTCTTTACAGGACTTATTGCAGAAACCTGAAGTTAAACAGTTTGTAGAGAAAGCAAGAAAGCAAGAGAAAGACAAACTCTATGACGAGATTAAAAGGAAAGAGGATAAGGTTAAGGCAAAGGAAAAAGAGATTAAGGACATGGAGACTAAGATTAAGAAACTGGAAACTTCGTTGGAAAAAGAAGAGGAGGAGAAATCAGCAATCAAAGATAAGTACAAGACTATACTAGATGACTTAAAAGAAGATGTGAACAGTATGAAGGAAGAAAACAAGACATTAGGACTTGAGGCATACAAGGAAAGAAAGATTAGAGAACTTAAAGAAGAAGGCAAAGGACTTATCGAGTCAATTGTTGGAGGTGATAGTAAGGAAGAGATAGATAAATCTATTACTAAAGCTGTAGAAGAATATGACAAGATTGTTGAGGAAGTTAGTACTAAAGAACAGAAGGAAAAAGAGTTAAAAGAAAAAGAAGAGAAGGAAAGAAAGAAGAAAGAGAAAGAAGAGGCAGAATTGCCTAATCCGACAAACCCAGAAATGGATACTGGAGGAGAGTCAGAGTTAAACATTAGTGATATTGATAATATGTCAGTTGAGGAATGGAAGGAAAGACGAGACGAAATTAAAAGAAGAATGGGAATTAAGTAAGACCAAAAATTTAAGGGAGGAATAATAAATGCCAGATACAAACACTACAAGTTTAAGCGAGGCAGTATTGGAAGTCTATTCGAAAGATATTCAGTTTTATGCACAGCCAATTTTACGCTATGCACAGTTTGCAACTAAGAAAACAGAGTTAGGAACAGAGCCAGGTCTAACTGTAAACTTCACTAAGTACAATTCATTGAATAAGGGAGGTCAGTTAGACGAAGGAAACCCAATGACAACTCAAGGGTTGACAGCAAATCAGACACAATTAACTGTTACCGAGTATGGTAATGCAATTAGTGTTTCTGAAAAACTGTTACAGAGTTCTTTTGACGATATTCTATCAAGTGGTGCAAGACTTTTAGGTATGGACTATGCAGAAGTTCTTGACGAAATGTTGAGAGACTCAATCATTAATAATCAGACTAGCGTAACATACGCAGGTGGACAGACAGCTAGAGAAAACTTAGCAGAAGGAGATGTTTTTGACTCTGCACTTCTGAAAGACGCTGTAGAAGTTCTGAAAACTAAGAATGTAAGAAAATATAATGGAGACGCTTATATTTGCTTTATCCACCCACACCAAGAAAGAGGCTTGAAAGATGACGCTGACTTCAAAAATGCAAATGACTATGGTGGAATTTATGCAGGTGAGTTTGGTAGAATTGATGATGTAAGATTTATCACTACTACACAACAGCCTACAGTTGAAGTTGACCCAGATGGTACAGCAAGTAGTGGAGACGAGTTTACAGCTTACCAAGCAGTTATCTTTGGTGATAATGCTTATGGTTGGGCAGAAGGTCTTCCAGTAGAAATGCGTGATGGTGGAGTAGTCGACTTTGGTAGAGAGCATAAGTTAGCTTGGTACTCAATTATGGGTTCTGGTCTAATTGAAGAAGAAAACTCTTTAATCTTAGAAACTAGATAATAACACTTAACAGGAGGTAGAATAAAATGGCAGAAAATAATAACGAAGTAGTTAAGATTAATTCTGTAGAAGAAGAAAACGAAAAAGATGGGGAAAAGTCCTTTGAAGATATGAATGTCCAAGAGGCAACTAAAGCAATAAGAAGAACTGACAGCCGAAGTCAGATTGAAGAATGGCTGGATTTAGAAACTGAGGGTAAACAGCGAGTGACTGTTTTAGAGCCACTACAAGAGAAGTTGCAGAAACTCGCTAACCCTCAGAATAAAGAGGAAGAAGTAGAAGAAGTGAATATTGCAAAGGTAGAAGAAGTAGAAGTTAAGAGTAAGAATGTGTATATCACACCACTTAGAAATATGGACAATGTTTACATTGGGGGTAGTTGGTATAACTTCAAGAAGGGAGTTAAACAGAAAGTACCTCGTAATGTAAAAGAGTGGCTAGAAGAGAAAGAGCCAATGCTAATTAAGTAGGTGAAAACTAAATGGATATAAGTGTAGCAGTAATAACTTTAAGGGCAAAACTAAATGACCTAGATAAAGTAAAGTTCCCAGAAGACTCTACACTAGAAACTGAAATAAAAGAGGTAGTAAAAGAACTAGACTCTGAATATACTGTTGAAACTGTTCCAGAGGAAAAAGAATATCTAGTTATAAAGAAGGCATTGATTAATAGTCTAAGATTACTTGCAATAAAGTATTCAGAAGGACTAGATATATCCTCCTCTGAAATAGATGTAGATAGGACGACTAGAGTTAAAAGAGTTCTTGACCTAGCCTCTAATATTGAAGAAGACTATAATAAGATAGTAAATGACCCTTCTTTTAGGGAGATAAAGGTTAATGACTTAGATAGATATGTAGCAAGATATGATGAAGAATTAAAAACAGTTTTAGGTGATGGGTAATGACAGATTTAGAGTTAGCTCAAATTGAAAAAGATTTAGAGCAGGGTTTTAAGGAACTAGGTACTAAGAGTATAGTTTTAAATGAATACATTGAGTCAGAGAACTCTAGTGATTTATATGGGGAAGAGCAAGGAAAAAGTTACTCAAATAGTTACACTTTAATAGGTAGAGTAAATTATGAGCCTAAAAATGAAGTACTAACTGATGTTGGAATAGAACAAGATGTAGATACTACATTTATAATACCTTCTAAGCAGTTGAGAGATAACGATTTGCTTGATGAGTATAATCACCCAGATATAGACTTAGAAAGTGAAATAAGCTATGCAGGAGAACAATATAAGATAATTAATATTAATCCTAAGTCACAGGTAGAAGACATTTTCCTTGAATATCTATTTGAATGTAAAAGAAAGTAGGTGAGGCAAATGGGTAAAGGTGGTGCAAGATTAACAGGAGATTGGAAAAATGCAGGAATAGCGTTGGACTGGTTACCTGCTAGTATGAGTGCTATGGCACACGCTAAACTAATGGAAACAGGAGAACTACTTTTAGACAGAATGGTAGAACACATAGATAAACAGGATTTAAACTGGGAGAGTCTTGCAAGATATACTATTGAGAAAAAAGGTAATGATAAAGTCTATGTTGAAACAGGTTGGCTAAGAGATAATCTAGGAGTTAGACGGGTTGCAACAAAGCCAAACAAGAAAAGAATATTTGTAGGGGCATCACCATGGAAAACTCATAAGCCTAGTGGAAAGAAGTTCTCTGAGTTAATGATTATGCTTGAATACGGTACAGAAGATACACCTGCTAGACCACTAATGAGACCGACATGGGAAGAAATGCAAGACGAGGTAGAAGAAATTTGGTCTGACGCTTTAGACGAATTAATAAGAAAGGGCGTGATTAAATAGTGGCTAGTGTATGGATTGAGCAAGTAGATAGAGGACTAATAGACTTTATAGAGGGAATAGTAGATATAGTAGACTTGACAGTAAGACCAAGACAGACTAATGAAGGTAATTCAGCAGAATTTCCAGCAGTTACATTTTTCAGCTATGACGAGAAACTTGCTGAATATAGGCAAAAGAGATTTGATGAATTGGGAAGTAAGAATGAGGTAGAAGGAACAGCACAAATGCTAAGACCTCTAGTACCATACGACCTGTTTTATCAAGTAGACTTTTGGGCAGAGAGTCAATATGAGATTAACGAAATGCTAAGAAAATGGGAGGGCAGAGTTGAGAAACATAATCTGTTACCCGTTTTAGATATAGATGGAAATAGTAAAGATATAAAGATGGAGAGAGTAGACTTTGCTAATGCTGACTACACAAAGAATGGAGAGAAAAGATTTCATAGGACTTTTACTTACAAGATAAAGGTAGAACTTGATGAGAGAGACTCTTATGTAGTTCCATTAGTTACAGATGTAGACTTTATCTAAGGAGGACTAAAGATGTTTGAGATTAGAAACCTAGAAAATAGACCATTAATTTATGACCTAGAGGGAGAAGGAAAAGACTCTTTTAGGTTATTGGTTAATCAGTCTAAGAAGATTAAGGAAAATGAAATCACAGAGAAAATGAGAAAAGACGAGAAAGATGGTTTAATAATGATTAGACAGAAAGACCTGCCTAAAGCAACAATATTAGATGAAGGGCAGGAAGAAGAGAAAGACTAAACTTTAAAGGAGGTTTATTAAATGCCAGAATATCTGAAACCAGATGTATATGTGCAAAGAATGGCTAATTCTGCACCTCCAATTGAGGCTGTTGGTACAGCTACAGCAGGAATGATTGGTGTGTTCAGAAGGGGAACTCCCAATGACCCTATGTTCATTACAGGTTGGGAAGATTTCAAAAGACAAACTGCATTAGGATTAGATACACCCTATATTGCAGATAGTGATACTGTGTATGCAGTAAGACAGTTCTTCAAGAATGGTGGGAATAGACTATTTATAGATAGAATTGTTGGTGATGGTGCAGTTAAAGCGTCAGTAGATATTGGTGATGTTAGTGCTGTAATGTTTGAGGCATTGTCAGTTGGAGAATGGGGTAATGAAGTAAGTGTAGAAGTTATCTCAAACGAAGACGAGATAACATTATTCGACATTATCATTAGAGTAGAAGGTGAGCAACAAGAAACCTTTAGAAAGCTGAGTGATACAGCAGAAGACGATAACTATTACATGACTGTTATTAATAGTGAAACTATTGGTAGCGACTTTGTAAGAGTTACTGATGATACAGGAACACTTACAGTAACGGCAGAGACTACTCTAACTAGTGGAGACTCAGACTTAACTACTCTTACAGATGTAGACTATACAGAGGCACTACAAGACTTCAATAAAATTGATGATGTAAACATTTTAGCAGTACCAGGTCAGACAGCAAAGGCAGTACAGCAAGGTCTTTTAGATTACTGTGAAAATCGTGGAGATGTATTTGCAATTGTAGATAGTTCTAGTAACTTAGACCCTACAGGTGCTAAAGAGGAGAAAAATCAGTTGGCAAGTCCTTATGGTGCGTATTATTATCCATGGCTTAAGGTATTAGACCCACTATCAGCTAGTGGAGGAAAAAGATTAGTACCACCTAGTGGGTTCATAGCAGGAATTTATGCTAGAACAGATGTAGATAGAGGAGTTCATAAAACACCTGCTGGACTAGAGGCTAGAGTTATGGGTGCAGTTGAAGTTGAAACTAAACTTGCCTCTGAGGATATTGAGTTACTCAACCCAGATAATGTAAACTGTATCGTACCGAAGAAAGGTCAAGGAATTGTCGTTTGGGGTGGTAGACTAATCTCAGAACACTTAGATAGAAAGTATGTGTCTGATATGAGATTTGACATCATGGTAGAAGAGTCTTGCTATGAGCAGACCCAATGGACAATCTTTGAGCCTAATACACCAGAGTTATGGGGTAGAATTAAATCAGCGTTACATGGTTTCCTATACGGATTATGGGAAGAAGGGGCTTTATTTGGTGAAACACCCGAAGAGGCTTATTATATTAAGTGTAATGAAGACTTAAACCCACAGGAAATTAGAGATGCTGGTAAGGTTATCGTTGAAGTAGGATACGCTAAAGTCAAACCTGCTGAGTTTACAATTCTAAGGTTTGCCCAAAAAACTAATGAACAATAAGGGAGGGTGAAAATAAATGGCAAGAAGTGCAGAGAATGACCCTCTACAGAAATTTAAGTATAAAGTGAGTATCCCGGGCTATCCAGCTGGAATGGGATTTCAAACAGTTGAGGGTTTAAGAAGAGAGTTGGAAACAGTTGAATACAGAGAAGGTGGATATGGACACACTCATAAGCTGACAGGTCAAGAGTCAGTAGATACTGTTACTATGGCAAAAGGTGCGTTTGCTAATGAGAACTTAGAAGATTTATATAAGAAGTCATTACAAGACCCAGAGCATAGAAAGACTATCACTATTGAGTTGATGGACAAGTATGGTAGTGTTAAGAGAACTTGGAGACTTGCAGAGGCTTGGGTAAAAAGTTGGGAAGTAGATGGACTAGACGCAGAGTCCTCTGACCCACTTCAAGAGTCAATTGAAATAGAATTTGAGCATTATCTCTAAGAAATAGTTGGTCGCTTTAGTAGAATAAGTAAAACATAACTAAAGCGACTTTTTACTTATAATTAGAAAACAGAATTTAACCTAATAAAACGGAGGGTATAATAATGAAAAATGAAAAAGAATTTGTAGTTGAGGATAGTAACCATTGTAACTTACTAGCAGGATACAAAGATAAAGATGGACAGGTACACACAAATGTAGAATATGAAGGAATTACTGGTGAGGTAGAAGAGGAAATCAGTAAGGCAGATGTAAAAAGAAATGGTGGAAGGATAATCAACACACTTTTAGAAAAATGTGTTTATAAAATAGGAGATTACGAAAAGAGTAAAATGTCTAGTGATGATTGGGCAGAAATAATTAAGGGTTTATATGTAGCAGACCAAGATTGGTTAGTACTGAACATTAGAAAGTACTCAGACCCAGATAGTGAAATAGAAGTTACTCATCAATGTCCTAATCCTAGATGTCAAGAAGAAAATAGAGTATTCGTTGATATTGACGAATTAGAAATTACAGAATTTAATGGGAAACATGAACTTAGTTTTGAATTACCAGTAGGCTTTAAAAAGGAAAAGAAAAATGGAGATGTAGAAATACGAAAAAAAGGAAAACTAAGACTACCTAAAGGGGAAGATAGAGAAGTACTTGTACCAGTAGCACAGAGAAACTTAGCAAAAGGTAACACTATGATGATGACAAGATGTGTTACTCAACTAGGTGGAAAACAGGTACATGATGGAATATTTAGAAAGATGATGTCAAGAGATAGAGGGCACCTTTTAGATATATTAGAAGAAAATAGTTTTGGAGTAGACTTATCAGTAGAGACTAGTTGTTCATATTGTGGTAGAAAGTTTGATGTGAACTTGAATGTAGTAAATTTTATATAAGCACCTTTTTTGACTACGATATTAAGAGGCTATGTAATTATCAAGACTTAGTTACAGATACTCACACTATAGCTTATATTTACCATTGGGATAAGAATACGATATATCAGATGTCAAAGAAGGAAAGAGAAATGTGGGTAAAATTAATTAAAGAACAGAAAGATTTTGAGGCAAGTCAAATGGGTAATTAAGTTTGGAGGGTATTATGGAAAATAAACTTTTTGGAATGGGGCTAGTAGTAGACTATACAGATAATGCTAGTTCTAAACTGTTACGAACAAATAGAATATTTAACACAACCCATGAGTCTGCCCAACAGCTAACTCAGTCTATAGACCAGAACATACAGAGATTTGAAAAACTAGGAATGGTAGGTGCTGGTCTTACTATGGCTGGGTTTGGAATGAAAGCACTAGGTAATCAGATGTTACAGCCACTTACTCAAGCTAGGGAAGAGGCTAAAAGTTTTGAAAAAGAAATGGCTCAACTTAAGTTTGTATCGGGTGCAGTAGGGGAAGAGTTTGATAAACTAAGACAGACTGCAATAGAGACAGGAATAGAAACAGCTTTTAGTCCACAAGAGGCAACTAAGGCTATGTACGAATTGAAGTCAGCAGGACTAGATACTAATTCAATGTTGGAGTCACTAAAAGATACACTAGATATAGTGGCAATTTCAGCAGGTAAGATTGACTTAGGCGAAGGTGCAACATTAATGGCTAGTACATTAAAGAGTTTTAATTTAGACGCAAGTGAAAGTGCAAGAGTAGCCAGTATGTTTGCAAAAGCAACCCAAGAGTCTAACTTCCACATGGAAGAGTTTTTATCATTTATTCGTGGAGTGAAAACAGCACCCTCAATGTTGGGGTCTTCACTAGAAGAAATGTTAGCACTAGGGAGTATGTTTAGAAATGTAGGCTCAACTGCAAGAATGTCTGGTGAAGTAATTAATTCTATGGCTAAGAGAATACCTAAAATGTTGAAGTGGATAGAGGAAGACTCAAAAAGAGTAAGTGCTATGGAACAGCTTGGATTGACTAAAGAGGCATTAGTAGACGCAGAAGGGAATGTAAAAAGTTTAAGTGATATATTTGGAGTATTGATGGAAAACACAAGAGATATGTCACAGGCAGATAGGCAACAATATGGACTACAGGTTTTAGGTGCTAGAGGACAACAGATATTAGAAGTAATGAACTTAGCAACTGAGGCTAATATTAGATATGATGAGGCAACTCAAAAATATATAGCAACTACTAAAGAAGGAAAGAAGACTTATACAGACTTAGTTTCAGCTTACTCAGCTGTAAATGATGAGGCAGAAAGAGGGGCTGAGGCATTACTGAGTACAACTTGGGGAATTGAAAAACTCTGGGAAGGTACTCAGCAAACATTTAAGATATTATTAGGCTCAACAGTTATGCCTATAGTAAATAAAGTTACAGGTGCATTGACTAATATGTTGAACTCGGTAATAAGGTTTGGAGAGTCGCACAAATGGTTTATGAAAGCATTAGGTTGGGGAACAGGACTAGCAGGACTTTCAGTAGTAGCAACAGGAACAGTACTAATGTTAGTAGGTGCAGTATTAGGACTAGTCGGTGCAGTAGGAGTAGGATATAATCAACTGGCAAAATTTGCATTGGCACAAGGTTGGGTAACAGCAAGTAGTATGAGTTTAACAGGAGTCTTAGGAGGACTTCAAACAGCAATAGCAGGAACTTTTAGTACAATTACAGCAGGAGTTTCTACGATACTGACAACGTTACTGCCTTTCATAGCATTGGCAGGAGGAATGTACTTTGCTTGGAAATATAACTTTGGAAATATAAAGACGATACTGACAGAGTTTGCAGGAAAAGTAGACTACGCATTTGAGAGAAGTCAGAAGTTGCTAAATATGGACTTTGGACAATTTGCTAGACATTGGGCTGAACTAGAGAAAGACGATAGTTGGGTAGGCTCATTGACTAGAGGACTAACAAAGGTAAAACTGGCTTGGGAAGGTATAACAGAACTATGGTCTGATGATACAATGGATATGGACTTATACAAAAAACTAGGAATGGCAGATATGCTAACATTTGTTCAGACTATAAATGATTGGAAACATCAAGCACAGGCATTTATTGAAGGTATTGGTTGGTCATTCATGTTCTGGAGTAGAGTAATAGGAGATACATTAGAGATTTTAGGTAAGCTAATTACACCAGTAATAGATAGTATATGGACTTTAGCAACAGGGGCTTTAAAAATGTTGGGCTTTAATACTATGAACTTTGCAGAGGCTAGTAGCAGAATACCACTTGGGATATTTAGAGGACTAGGTGTAGCAATAGGAACATTAGTAGCATTTAAGTTTGCAACTTGGGTATGGGGTGCAGTTTCAGCAATCGGTGCATTGGGAACTACACTCGTTACAGCAGTCATACCTGCAATATGGGGTTTTACCACAGCGTTACTGGCAAACCCGATTACTTGGGTAGTAGCAGGAATAGTCGGATTGGTAGCAACTGTTTGGTGGTTAGCAAACAACTGGGATACAGCAACACAGGCAGTAGCAGACGCTTTAAGTTGGTTAGCAGGTTGGATAGAGCCAGTAATGAATACTATGGCAGAATATGCTAGAGCAGGAATTGAAAATATGATTGGTGCTTTCAGTTGGTTAGGAACAGCAATAAGTGGAACTTGGAATTGGATAAAAGATAAGGCAATGTTTGTATTAGGACTAATAGGAGACTTTGTAGAATGGTATGTTGGTGGGTATATTGAGTCTTGGAATTTAATCATAGATGGAATAGGTGCAGTTTGGAACTGGGTAAGAGATAAAGCAGTAACAGTATTTAGTTTAATAGGAACAGCAGTAGATTGGTATATAGACGCATACCTAGAGTCATTTGAAATAATGAAAAATGCTGTTGGAATAGTTTGGAACTGGATAAAAGATGTAGCAATACAGGCTTTTGAAGGAATAGGAAGAGTTATAGGAATATACGCAGATATGTACTCACTAGTATTTGAAGTAGTAGGAGGAGTAATAAAGGGAGTATGGACTGGAGTAGCAGACTTTGTTGGTGGAATATTTGACTGGGTAGGAGAAAAAGTAAATAGCTTAATGGGATTACTACAACCTATAGTAGATATGGGAAGTTTTGTAGGAGATAAAGTCTCTGGTGGTTTTAGCGTTGTTAAAAACTGGGTAACTGGTGGAGACGAAGACGAGAAAGCTAATGAGCCAGAAAATAACAAAGCTGGTGGCAGAAGTGGAATAATTAATATGGCAGAATGGAGAGAAAAGAACGGCTCTAATGTAGATACAGGAGATAACAGAAGAGGAAGTAATAATGAAAGTGTAACAAAGAAAGAAAGTACAATGACAAGTATTTCAAATACGAGACAGAACAGAGTACAGAAAGATAACTCAGTTAAAATTGAAAGTGGTGCAATTCAGATAACAGCACCAGAGAACGCTAGTCAAGGAGATATAGAACAGATGGCAGAAGAAATACTAAGACAGATTGAGAAGAAAAGACAAATGGAAGACCTAAGTAACTATGAAGATGCAATGTAAAGGAGGAGTTGAAAATGGCAAGAGGGGCTAGAAATAAAGGACTAATTAAAAATGTAGATACAGGAGAAATAAAGTATTTTGATTATAACCCTTCTGAGTATAATGAGAGTAAAGAAGTAAAATTCAATGAAATAGAAAGTCCAGGTACTTCAACTCCTAAGTTTGAATATGTAGGAGGAAAGGCTAGGGAGATTAGCTTCCAGCTTTTCTTCCATAGACATGACCCAAAATACATTGAAGACTTTATGGAGTTTATGGAACAATTTATACCAGAGAAACACAGCCAGTATGACCCACCACCAAAGGTATTTTTAGCTTATGGAAATGTGGTAGGTAAATACATTATGAAAGGTCTGAATAAAAGAGTAATAACAGTCAATAAAGACTTAAGACCTATAGAGGCTACGCTAGATGTAGTATTGAAGGAGGTATAAAATGCCTATATATAAGAACTCAAGATATACTACAAGTG